AGCGGCATCCCGGCGGGCCTCGGGACCACTTCAACCCGCGATCCGTTTGGCGGATTGACGGCGGTTGGCAACTTTGCTGGCGGATTAGGTTCGCTGGGCCAAGGGTACACGGCGATGTATGGGCCTCGCAAGTAAGCAATATGTATAAACGGATTGGACGATAGACATGGCAAGACTATTCACACAGGAAGACATTGAAAGAATGGCGGCCATGAACAAGGACATGACCGGCGTCGAGGTGGGCACACTGATGCTGCCTAATGAGGTCGAGGACTTGGGGTACGGGGCGGCGGCGGAAGATCCCGCGCCAGTCGTCGAGGCTGCGCCAGTCGTCGAGGCTGCGCCAGTCGTAGCTACCACCGCCTCGCCTTTGGCCGCACAAGACACAAGCGGCGCGGCCACACTCCAGCAGCTTCTGGCGCCCCAGGCGACCACGCCGGCAGACCCATACGAAAACCTGTCTAAGACGCAGCGCCGCATGTTGGCATTTTCTGCATTATCTGACGCAGGGGCATCTCTAGCTGGCCGCCAGGGCGGCAACTTCAACGCCATGCTCGGCCGTTTCAACGAGCAGGCCGACATGCAGCGCAAGGCTACGGCTGCGGCGCAGCGCAATCAGCTTCTAGGTGGTGGACTGGCCAGCCGTGAGGCGATACTTGGCGCGGCTGCGCAAGGCTTGATTGACGGTCCGACAGCTAAGCTGATGATCGAGGAGCTGGAGCGCCAGAAAACTCAAGGGACGGAAATATCTGGCAAGGCGGCTCTTATTGCGCGCATTGACGCGCTGATGAATGATCCAAACTTGGAAGACGCTCTCGGCTTTGAGGGCATTGTCCGTGGGTTTGCTTCTACCGTGGGTCTTGATCCAAACGTGGCTCGAGTGAACGAGATGATTAAGCAAATCCGCGGCGACGTGTTCTTGCAGGCGTTTGAGAAGTTAAAGGGCGGCGGCCAGATCACCGAGCTGGAAGGCATGAAGGCTGAGCAGGCAATGGCTCGCCTCGGCCAGATGCAAAGCCACGAAGACTATGTCAATTCGCTGAAGGAGCTGCGCTTCTACGTTGATCTATTCTCTCGCAGGATGCAGGGGGAGAATATTCCAGACGAAACGATCTACGTTCCAGGGCAAGACCCGTCAGGCGGCTCAACAGATCCATTGAACATTTTATAATAGGGTACAAGCATGGCCTCCATACAAGAAATCCGCAGCAAATACCCTCAGTATGACCAGCTGAGTGACGAAGAGCTTGCACGGGCGCTTCACGGCAAGTTCTATTCAGACATGGATTTCGGCGATTTCTCAACTAGGATCGGACTGGCTCCCGCTCAAGAAGCTCCGACGATCCCGGAAGGGTCCACGCTCCTAAAGCAGTACCCGGACGGCGGTTACATCACGCAAAACCGCAAGACGCGTGATATGGAATATGTAGACCCGACAGGGGCTTATAAGACGGCAGACCTCTCCACAATTACAAATATTATGCGCGAAGGTGGAGATTGGCGCAAAGTCCTAAAAGGCGAAATGTCCCGCGACGTGGTCGGCGAGGGCTTCACCGCACTGGCAAGCGGGTTTGGTAAAGCCGTACCGGCGGCTCGCGGCTATGTTGAGCCGGCTATGGCTAAGGTCAGTGAGTTCGCCAGCCAATTTACTGGGAACCAGCCGATCAGCGAGGAAACCATCCGCGCAGCCATAGGGTCTCAGGAGGCGCAATATCCGGCGCTAACCAATACTGCGCGCCTCGCGACTGGTGCAGCGGTTGGTGTGGCATCTGGAGCCGACCGCCTCATCAACGCGCCAACGCGCATTGGCCGCGCCGCTCAAGCTGTTGGGTATGGGTCAGGCATTGGTGGCGCTGAAGGCGCTATTGCGGGCTACGGGGAGGGTGGATTGCCGGGAGCAGTAGAGCAGGGCCAAACTGGCGCCCAGCTTGGAGGCATGTTTGGCGCGGTTGCGCCTGTCGTAGGGTCAATCGTCGGAGGCGTGAGCCGCCTCAGAGCCGAAATGCCGTTCCGTTCTGACATTAATAAGATCGGCGCCAAGGGTGACGCTCGAAAGTTGATAAAGGACGCCGTGGAGGCTGACGGTGTTGGAGCCGCGGCCGCGGCAAACACGCCATACGGAAACATAGCAACTCTCGGCCCAAACATGTCAAACCTACTCGACGTCGTTGCGAACACTCCGGGCAAGGGCGCGGCAGTGGTGCGGTCAAACCTCAATGAGACATCTAAGGCCGCGTCACAAGATTTATCGAGAACACTAGACGACGTTCTTGGCGAGGTCACAGGTGGCGAGATTGGCCAGAAGGCCGGCATTATGGCGGACACCGCCGAAGCGCGCCGCGAGCTGTACGGCAGCGCATACACCTCTCAATTAACTCCCGGAGAAGACGCCTCTGACACTGTGCTTGATCTGTACACTCGGGTCGTCCCAGAAGACCTGACCGGCGCCACCACACTGATGCGTGAGGCTGGCGGAGAGTTTAGCTACATGGTGCCGACGCGCGTCAGCGAGGAGCAGGCAAACAAGATACTGAAAAGCTCAGACGGCGTAAACATAACTTACGACGTCGACGGAAACTACATCGCCATGCGGACGCCTACGGTCGAGACGCTGGACTATGTCACGCGCCGCCTGCATAGCCGCGCCCAAGAGCTCAAGCGGTCTGGCGACATCGAGGGATACCGCTCAAAGACTGCGCTGGCAATTCAGATGCGTAATGCGCTTGACGAGGTCAGCCCTGATTACGCCGCTGCTCGCGCTGCTGGCAAGGACGCCATCGACCAGAAAATTGCGGCGGACCTTGGCAAAGACTTGCTGAGCCCGTCGGTGACGCGCGAAGAGGTGCAGATCGCACTGGACGTCATGGGCCCGACCGAGCTGAAGCAAGTCAGAACTGCGTTGAGAAACCGTTTAGAAGAGATTGCTGCAAACGCGAAAATCAACCCATCCAAGCGCACCGACGCCGAGGTGGTTGAGGCGCTGGCACAACTCAAGGCGATGAATACTCGAGCTGTGGCAACAAAGATGCAGATGGTCCTGGGCGACGTCGGCTTCGAGAAAATGTCGAATAAGATCCGCGAAGCCAGCGACGCCATGATTATGGCTGCCTCTGTCGCTCAAAACTCGAAGACAGCAATACGCCAGGCGGTGCAGAAGCGCTTTGAGGAGCTAATAACTCCGACGATGGGCGAGCGCATTGGCCAGCAGGGATTGCTGGGCGCGCCGACCGCGATGGCGTCGGACCTATTGCTGTCTGGAGGCGGTCAAGCGGATCGCATTCGCGCTGCGCAAGAGCAGCTGGCTCCCATCCTATCTCGCCGCATGACACCAGACGACTTGATGCGCCAGGCTCAAGCCATGGAGCGTGCAGCTCCTGGCATACAGGCAGCCAGAGAAAAAGGGGAGGCGGCAAAGAGCGTCGTTACGAGCGGTTTGCTTGGCGCGGGTGCGTCAGCGCAGGCTGCCGGCGTTCAACCCCCAATCGACCCGTCTCAGGATCTGTTGAGGCTGCTCGCCGGCCCCCGCTAACCGCTACTTCTTAGCAGCCTTTTTAGGCGCAGTCTTCGCGGGCTGCGCCTCAAGCGCGTCTGCGGCTGCGCGGTGCAGCAAGGCCGACTGTTCCTGGATGATGGTGGCCGCCTGCTCGCAGAATTTGAACAGCGCCATGATGTTTGTAACGCGGTGCGGATTGTTGAGATTGCGCACCAGTTCCTTCGTGTCATCGTCTAGCATGTGATCCTCCATAAATGTCACTCTGGCAGCCTATAACATTTTTTCGCTTATGTGAACATTTTGTGCTTGCAAGGGTGTGTTGTTACCCTTATGTTAACAAATATAGAGACAAACAAAGGGAAGACGGACATGGATTACGCAGCAGCAATCGAAAAAATCAAAGCCACAAACTTTAATTCATCTCAAAAGCGCGCAGCACTTCGCTTAATGAACGCAATGAAAAAAAACACACAGTCTTCAATCGAGGGGGACGCGCCAAAGTATGAATTACACATTGAGGCTTCTGAGTGGGGTTCGCACGCCAGCTTTTGCTGCTTTGGGGAAGGCACGTTATACGACACCACCTTGGCTGTTACTCTCGGCCCACGCGGCGGGAAAAAAGTTTTGCGCGCTGATAGACGGTTTTCAGACATCTACGGCGGCGCAAGCAAATTTTACATTTAACCAACTGGGGGCCCCGCGCCCCCATAAACCGGGAGAAACGCAATGATGCCAACTGCGCAAGACTGGGCGATCCTCGCCATATGGACATCACTCTGCGGGCTGTTGATCGCTTGCACCGTGGCCGCTAATGTAACTGATGAAACAATGCGCCCAAAGGCGCGGCCGACACATCTGGAGACCACACATGGCTAAACTAACTCGCGCTGAAGTCTTAGACACAGCCAAAGAATACGTCACTAAAGATCGCGCAGCCGACCACGGCGACATGGAGGACAACTTCAAGACCATCGCCATTTATTGGAGCGTTCACCTAAACTGCGAGGTTCTACCGCACGACGTTGGGACGATGATGATGCTACTGAAAGCAGCCAGAGCTAAATCGAACCCGAGCCACGCCGACAACTACATCGACGCCGCCGGATACGCCGCCTGCGCCGCTGAGCTGGCCACAGAGGATAAGGAGGGCTCGACATGAGCCTGGGCCTGGAAAGCATCCTGCCAAAGCTCATAGCGTGCGCTGAGTGCCACGGAGAGGGCACCGTGGAGCAGGGGTTCGCGTACCCGCACAACGCAGGCCGAGACATCGGCGAAATCATCATGGAGACTGTGCCATGCCCCGAGTGCGGCGGCATGGGCGAGATCCCGCCATTCGACGAGGAGGAGGAAGACGAATGAAATACGATCCGAATGCACTCGCACGTCACGTTCTTGACTGTGCAAATAAGGGCATGTCCCAGGCTGACGTGGCGGACCTGTTGCGCGTATCCCGCTCAACAGTCCACCGCATCCAGAAAAGCATGAACATAAAACTTGAAAGGAAAAAACGTGAGTACGGACCAAACTCAGATTATTATAAACAGGCTAGAGCGCAACAACAGCATAATGCTGACGGAGCAGAAGACGGCGATGCGGCCGAACTTGAAGCAGCGGCTGGAAGAGCAGCAAGCGCTAATCGACGTGCTAAAGCGCGAGATGCAAAAGACGCAGCAGAGCGATTGAGGGCCAAGCTAGAAGGCGTCACAAATAAGCACGAACGCTTTGAGATTACATACGGCCACTGCCTGTGGGAGTTTGAGACGCTCATGTATAAACAGCGCAAACGCGAAGCCCTACCATCCGGCCCACGCAGGCCGACAACTGTGGCCCCATCTATGCAGCGCGCTGCTGAGGCCAGCAGACAGCACAGCATCGACCAAGGCAACCGCCTGTTCTCTTTGATACCTTACGACCAGCGCGTGACTGCCGCAGAGGCCGCAGAGCTTCTGGGCGATAGCGTTCCGCGCACGTCAAGCTATCTCAAGAAAATGTGGGAGGCAAATAAGGTTTACCGGGTGCGTGATTTTGTCAAGGTTCCGGGCTACACCAAGCGTCAGTGGCGCTGGGTGTTTAGCAAGCAACCTATTCAGCCGCTGAATAACTGTTTTGAGGATGAGACATGAGATATGGTTCAGTCTGTTCTGGCGTTGAGGCAGCCACCGCCGCGTGGCATCCTCTTGGCTGGGAGCCGCAATGGTTCAGCGAAATAGAAAAGTTCCCAAGCGCCGTGCTGGCGCATCATTACCCAGATGTCCCTAACCTTGGTGACATGACGCAATTTAAGGAGTGGCCCATTGACAGATCAATTGACCTTTTGGTCGGAGGAACCCCCTGCCAAAGTTTCTCAGTCGCAGGACTTCGCAAGGGACTTGATGACCCAAGGGGAAATCTCATGCTCACCTATCTTGCCATTGCTGCACAATATCAGCCCAAGTGGTTGGTTTGGGAGAACGTCCCCGGCGTCTTGTCTAGCCAACGAGGACGGGATTTTGGAACCTTTCTCGGGGCGCTGGGCCAGCTCGGGTATGGGTTCGCCTACCGAGTGCTTGACGCTCAATACTTCGGAGTGGCCCAGCGACGCCGCCGTGTGTTCGTTGTCGGATACCTTGGAGACTGGCGACGTGCCGCAGCGGTTCTTTTTGAGCGCGAAAGCATGTCAGGGCATCCTGCGCCGAGCAGAGAAGCGGGGGAAAAAGCTGCCCCCACAGTTACACAAGGCGCTCCATTCAGTCGCACAGTAAACCAGCGAGTAGAGGTGGAGGCACTAGTCGCAAAATGCCTGACTGCTAAAGGTGCTGGCGCTGGTAATTGTGACCCAGAGACTAGCAACATGCTGCCAATAGCCTTTGGCGCACAAAACAGTGCCAACCAAGGCGACAGCGTTTCAACGGAAGTCACGCCAACGCTGGATAAGAGCAAAACGCCAGCGGTGGCCACAGGTTGGAGCGAAGAGTTAAATGCGCTGCAAGACCTTCAGCCTACAATTCAGCGCGGGGGGGCTGGGGGGAGACATGAGGGTGTCATGCAGCCAGACATGCAAGTCCGCCGCCTAACCCCAATCGAATGTGAGCGCCTACAAGGCTTTCCTGACAACTTCACGCAGATACCGTGGCGCAATAAGCCAGCAGGGGACTGCCCAGACGGGCCTCGATACAAAGCAATGGGCAACTCAATGGCTGTACCAGTGATGCGCTGGATCGGTGAACGAATAGAAATGGTGGAGAGTTTAGATGGATGACAAAGAAATTGAGCGCAAAATCCACATCGCTGGCCTGGTCGGAGCTGTCTTCGGCTTTGCAAGCGGCGCTGGCATGATGATGCTGGTCGCAATAATATTCTGAATTCGTGTGGGTGGCCGTTGATAGTGTAAAAAGTTTGGCGCTTTTTGGTAGCAACGTCATCCTGGGCTAAACAACCACCATTCCCGTGGTAAGTCGATTTTGTCTTGCGATGATAGCCACCCACTCAGACTTTCTAATGAAACCGACGCCGACCCACAAGCGATTATTTAAAGCTGTCGAATGTTTTTTGCATTGATTGCTTTTCACCCATAAATTCTTCTGGCGAAATGTATGTTGTCACAGAAGTCAGCTCATCCCCACGGCGGAAGATCACAGCGCCCAAATCAATGGATACAAACGCAAACACGTCTGACACATCGACGTTTTTTTTGGGTGTGTGGAATGCGTATCTATTGTTGTTTTTATGCGTCTTGCTTGCGGTCTTCACCTGCAAGGTCAACGTCTGTGTATCCGTCTGTATATACGCATCGTGATCTTTGATCTGGCAGAGCGTGCAGATGTAGCCAGCCAGCGATAAGTAGGCGAGGGCTAAATGCTCTCCGGCCCTACCTACCGCCGCGCTGGCTTTTTGATCTTGCTTGGCCACTTAGCTAACTTAGCTAACTTAGCTAAACTAGGCCATAAGCCAAGTGTGGATTTTCTTGCTCTGATTGCTTCGATCCTCCAGCCCGTGATAACCGCCATTCACGCGGCGCGTAATGCGCTTTATCGCGTCATCTGTCACGCCCTCATCGGCAATCTTAAACAAGCCATTCTTCTCGAAAAACCACAGCGCAGTCTCAAATGCGTAGTCGTCTGCCACCAAGTCTGGGTCAGTCATAACCTTTGGCACGCCCATGTCAGATGCAAATGAGCGGTAGTTGTTGCGCCCGGTGAGCTGAAGAAATCCTCGACCAATGTACAGGCTGGCCTGTGCCTCATTTTCGTTGCCCATGCGGCCAGCGTAGACCTTGCCAGCAAGCCCAGATGGGTTTCTAGCGTAAGGTTCAGCATCCTCAACCGTTGGGAAGCGTGACGGCCACACAGCCTGTATGCGCTCTGGTGAGCTATAGTACAGGCTCTCACGGGTTCTCTTGAAGCCACCGCTTTCGTGTGACGCCTGCCCCATCAAGTGTGCGCCTCGTGCCGGGGATAGGTTGAAATACTTTGCGATTGCCCGCGCTGTATTAGGCCCAAACTCACCGTCGGGCGTTGACCCGATTTTAGTTTGGAGGATAGCCATTGCCTTGCTCATGCTGTTCTCGTTTTCGTTGCTGTCTTTTTCTTGGGCTTTTGGCCCTTGGCCACGGCAAGGTTGCTCCAAGCGTTTGGATATTTAACGCCCCTTTTAGCAGACATTGCTTTGGCCTTAGCCTTTTGTGCAGGTGTGAGCTTTGCCATTTCATTAAGTCCTCTTCGATTTAGTGCCGCTGCACTTCCAGCGCTTGCGTGAAAGATTGAGCGGGCTGTTTGGATCAGCCGCAGCCTTTGGGAACTTCTTTTTCTGCGCCGCTGATCGCGCGCAGTACGCGTCACCCTTTGACGTGCCGGGCTTGACCCGAGGTCCGCCGCCCTTCGCCTTACCCGCTTGGCCGTAGCTGACCTTGCGCCCGCTGGCCGTGACTTTAACTCGGGCCTTGCCCTTCGCTGGTGTTGCCATTATTTCGTTAACCCCTGTTTCTTTTCGTAGCTTCTCAAGCCACCAAGCCCGAGCATCCCCATCATAACAGTCATTAAGCTGCCCATGTCAAACGTAGGCAGCTCTGGAATGGTGACGCCAGCTACGGTGACACCGAAAACTATGAATGGCTGCAACACAAAATGATATGCAAACGCAGCACCGCAAACCCAACCAATGAACGGACGCCAGCCGCCCTTGAATACCGACCCGCTGGCCGCTTCAGCCTTGTTGACTTCTATCTGCGCAAGCATTGCCTCTTGCGCATGTTTATCGGCCATCGTGCTTAATTCATGCGCCAGCCGTGCAGCCTGATCCTTGTCTTGGATAAATTTGCCTGCCAGCTCGGTGGCTGGCGCTATTAGATCGCTGAGAAAGCTCATTGTCCCACCTCATACTCTACTTTTGAGCTTGAACCAGTGTTGGTTACGCTCGTTTTGGACTCCTTACCCATCCAGATGCCAAAGCAGCCTGTGAGAGCGCCCATACAGACGCTGACAAGCCCTGACTGGGCAACGCTGGGATCATCTAGCGACATAAACCAATGCACCGCCTGATAGGTCAGTACAGTGACCGCCAGCATCATCAGACGCGGCAGGACTTTCCAGCTATCTAAGACCGTGTGTGCCATCTACCATTTGCCTTGCTTTTTCCCGAGATAAAAAATGCCAACGCAGAGAATACCAACGCCTGATACCACCACCAAAATGCCCAAAGTCCACTCGATGATTGCCTGCTTAATTTCCGCTTTGCGATATAAAGTTTTCTGACGATCTTTGCGCACTTGGGCTTCGATGTGCAGCAGCTCCTGCCAAGCCGATTGGCCGTAGCCAAACTGAATATATTGTTTAATATCAGCACGAAGCGCCTCCGCTTGCTTTTTTTTGGCGAATATATCTATTGCGCTTGGGCCTGTGCCGCCAAACAATACTGAATACCAAGGCTGATTTTCCGCTGACTTATGTGCGAATTCTAGGTCCGAGATCGCCCCGGCAAATTTTGCCAAATCATTGGATATGCCGCCAATGTCTTTGCCGAGCTGGATGCCCTTCTTGATGGCGGATACGGCGGTCTGCGCAGCTGCGAATGCTGTGAATGGATCAATCATGCTTCTGCAAACCTAACTGGGCAAATGTAATGCGGCGGCACGCTGTACTTTCGGTCATACCACTGGCCCTTACTCGCCTTTGTCTGCCCGCATTCGTAATAGCAGGACTTGACCAAAACATTACCTGCGCCCTGTATCCAAGCGTGTCCAAAGTTCACAAAGACCAGAACGCACAGCATCATTTTCTCTCTATGAGGCGGTCTATCTTGGCGTCTAGGCCGTCCAGCCGCGTCATCAACCTATTCATCTGGTCGGAGCTGTCCGCCTTGGTGATGTATTCCTCACGCGTCCGATTGATGAGGATCTGCAACCGCGTGATCTCATTTGTCCACGACTTAACCCAGAAGCCAATGCCTGTAACAACGATTGATAGTAGTCCGCTCCACATAACGTCAGCTTCCATTGTAAACTCCACTTTATTCTGGCGCATATTAACACGGCGACGACAGAAAAGAAATATGCTGACCCCACCTTGACGTCCGCTCTCAGTATGTTAACTCTGTACAAACAAATGGAGGGACTACCGTGAAACATGAGTTGAAACAAATTGGCCCGCGCATTCGAGCTGATATAGCGCAGATGCTGAAAGAGCAGTGTGCAAGTCAACGCGTCAGCGCCTCGCTGACGATAGAGCGACTGATCGTCGATCATCTCAAAAAGGGTGGATATGTTGTCGAAGATTACGATCGGTATTGATCCCGGCTATCGCACCGGCGGCGTCGCATTACTTGGCGACAACTTCGCCGAGGTGCACGACCTGCCGGTCTACACTGAAGGTGGCGTCGACGTGATCGCGCTGCTCGACATCATAAACAGCGCCGGCCCTGTGGAGCATATTTGGCTGGAAAAACAACAGGCTATGCCAAAGCAGGGCGTGGTTTCAGTGTTCAAGCTGGGGTTTGCCTACGGCCAAATCTTAACGACTGCCGCTCTGTCTGGCCACCCGTACAGCGAAGTGCGTCCGGCCAAGTGGAAGTCGAGCATGAACCTTCCAAAAGATAAGGACGCCGCACGCCGCCAGGCGCAGCAGTGGTTTCCAGATCTGGCGCTGAGACTGAAGCGCAAGAAGGACGAGCACCGCGCCGAGAGCTTGCTGATCGCCGCGTATGGGAGGGGGGAGAGATGAGCTACATAGTGGCCGTGGTCGAAGACGGGAAGACGTGTATCGAGATTGATGGGGTTTATACCAGCATGAATGGCTTACGCCAACAGGCTAACTATATGCTCTGGAAGCACGACCCAGACGGAGACCTTGGATACAAGTCTTATGTCTTGGAGATCAAGACGGAGTTTGGAATAACAACAGCGGGTGAGTGGGAATGACTGTAAGACTTGACATGACAAACGAGGCGTATCACCTCGAGCCGTCGCTCAGCGCGAGCGGCGCCAAGACAATAGCGCTTGGATCGCCGGCTGAGTTTAAATACGGCGAGTTCAAGAGCAGCCCGGCCTTCGACGTCGGCACGGCCACGCATACGCTGGTATTTGAGCCGCAGCACGCGGAAAACGTGTGGTGCGGGCCGGAGACGCGGCGCGGTCTCGACTGGAAGCGCAAGAAGCTCGAAGCTGAAGAGGCTGGCGCGCTGCTGCTAACGGAAAGCGACTACCGCCTGGCCGCTGACATGGCGGAGGCGGTGCGCTCAAATCGTGCAGCCGCGGAGCTGCTCAGCGGCGACCTTGTGTGCGAGGCCAGTATATTCAGCAAAGATCCGTCAACAGGCGTCGACATGCGGTGCCGCCCGGACGGCTGGCGCCGTGACATTGGCGCGCTGATAGATCTCAAGACGACAATTGCGTCTGACCCTGAGGGCTTTGCAAAGCAATGCGCCAACCTTGGGTATCATATACAGGATATGTTTTACCGCCGGTGCATGGAAAATGCCGGCTTTGAGATAGACCGCTTCATCTTCATTGCGGTTCAAAAGACGCGTCCACACTTAGTGGGCATATACGAATTGGACTGGGCCAGCCTGGACGAAGGGAAGGCCGCAGTGCAGTACGCTCTCGAGAAATATCGCAAGGCGAGCGAGAGCAACGAGTGGGGTTATGACTTTGGGGACTTGAAAACGATCCAAATTCCGCGCTACTCATTTAAGTTCAGTCAGATTGACTGAGAAACGGCAACCAAGTCTAGGAGACAACATATGCCAATATCATTCGGATCAGGTTCAGAGGGTTCTGGGAGCTCACTATTCATACGATCAAATTTACCGCAAAACCGTTGGTGGGTTAAGACGGAGGCCGGCGACGAGAACATCGATATGTCTCGCGGCTTCGCGGTGGACATCAAAAACGTACAGTTCGGCTGGCTGCACATCGACATCGGCGTGCGTGACTGGCAGCCCTGGCCGTCGCCCTCCGAGCAGATCCCGCGCCCGAGCGAGGTCTACAAGCAGGGCTTCGAGGTCAACTGCTGGCTCGTCGATGGTCGTGAGGCGTCGTTCAGCGGCAACTCGTATGGCCTCGGCCAGTTCATCGCCAAGCTGTACAATCAGGCTGAGCAGGCTCCCGAGTTTGCGACGCAGATCCCAATCGTGCAGGTCACAAGCTCAACGCCAGTCGTGATCGGCAAAGGCACGTCATACGACGTGGGCTTCAACATCTCGAAGTGGATCAACCGCCCAGAGAACGGCGTCAGCCACCCGGCGGCGGCAGCGGCACCCGCAATGGCGCCCGCACCAGCTCCGGCTCCGGCCGCA